TAAGGCCCGCAAGGCCGGCGCTGGTCATCCCACGTGCAAGGATAAAGGGTAGTAACATACTTGATAACTGTTTAGAACTTCTACCAAATCCTATTTCAGTATTCTCATCGGGCCAGGTCTTCCGCTTTATCTCCTCGTGTGTTAGAGAACCAGATTCGCTCAAGCAACATCCTCAAATCTATTTATAAAGTTATCTATTAAGAGTTTATTTTTTTTATACCACCCTGGTTTTCCTTTAAGCCTTTCAGAAATTCGCTTCCTTATTATACTTAAATCTTTGAAAGTTGGAGTCCAGTTATTTAACAATTCCTTCGGCCACATATTGATTGGAAAACTCTTATTCGTATTAATTCCTCTTCTCAACATTTCAGTCTTGAGAGTTACAAATCTATTATGTAAATATACTCCTTTGTTATAGAAGAAATACGCATGCCCCTTACCTAAAGTAAATTCCTTTGGCACTTTAGTTACTTGAAATCCTTTTTTACTATGTAAAGTTCTTTGCAAGATACCGCAAAGCATTAAAATCTCACAATATTCAGCTACCAGGTGCTGATCTGTTAATTCAAAAGGGGGAACTAAATTAATTCGCATCTCTTCCTTTGGCTTGTGTATATGCCCCCCAAGTTAATATCCAATTGCCCGGCTTTCTATTTTCGATATTATAACCAGTAATAATTATAGCCACGACTATCGCTATTAAAAAATGGATTATTATTGCCAACGGCAACTGTAGTATCCCTAAAAAAAAGATTTGTTAATACTTTTATTGTTTTGATATACTTGACTCCTTTAACAAAGTTTTTATTTCATCTATAGTTTTATCACCATTCTCAACAATAACTAGTTCCCCTTCCTTCACTTCCTTCACTTCCATAATACACACGTTCAACTTCTCTCCGTAAATGCTTTGAGAAGGCTTATGTAATTGAATTATCTTTAAGCCATTTCTTTTTAAAGTATCTTCCCAAAGCTCGTCTTCGGGAATTACTTGATTGTAAAATATGTTACCTCTACTTATATCCATTATTAATTTCAATTTCATCGCCTAAATATAATTTATACTTTGCTAAAATTTTATCAATATACCTATTCAAAAAATCTTTCGCTTCTTGTAAGGTCTGAGATTCCTTCTTTAGAGTAATCCATTTCCAAGGACAATTAGGATTACCATCTTCGTTAATATCCTTTTTAATTACCTGCAAACTAATTTTATAAGGAACTCCATCAGTAATACTTCCAACTTCTTTTCTTTTTAATTTGATATGATAGCTATCCGGGAAAAAGGAACACCATTGTCCAGTTGGGTGTTCTGTTCTAAAAGTAAATTTCTTCTCCCTATCTTTTTTACTTGGCTTTGATTCGTATTTATGATTCTTACGGTGTATTAAAACGTCATGTTCATTTTGAGCATCGCTGGAAGTAAGACCATACTTTTCCATTTCAGCTATGGATGGTATAGGGTTATCAAATACTACGTGTAACATATTCTTTGGCATAACATTTATCTCAAAGTCAATCCCAAAAACGATGGCGGACGAATATTCTAATTGGTCTGATATAGTCATTTTAACCTACCTGTGTTACCTTCCCACAAGTTCTGCATCTGTAATGATGTTTTGAACATCCCAGGTGCTCTCCATCGGCATAGTATATAGAATCTCTTAGAGCATCTCCTTTACAGGCACACCAAAAATCTTTATAAGCTTCCTCTCTTGCTTCTAGCCACTTTTTACTCACTACTTTTTTTCCTTCACAAAGACTACAACTCATCACAACAGGGGGGGCATCATACCAACCCTTCTCGTCCAATATTTTAGCTACTACTGCTCTAGTACCTTCGCCTTTGCAAGTAGGACAGATAATTAAATCCTTTTTTAATTCATTATTCCTTCTAGGGGGTAATTTAACTTGATTCATTTTTGCATCCTTTCGCATAAATTATTATTATTTCTATCTATAATATACACGAATTCGCTCAAATAAGGAAGTTGTTTTTAGACTAAAAACCAAGATTTTTAACAATTTTTCGTGATTTATAATAAAAAAACTTAAGTTTCGCTCCAATGGAGACTAAGATACCAAGTGTTAAAAGATTAAGAAGATTAGGGTGTGAAAGGCTATCAGGACATATACCGATAAAATGTAAGATACTTTCAATCATATTAGAGTAGGTGATAGTTAAAAGGATTCATAAGTTTCTCGTATTCCAGTCGTAATTTTATTTGACCAGCAATTCTACATTCTTTAAATAACCTTCGTAAAAGGCTCAGTTCCCCAGTAGAAGTATAAACAAGAATTATATTAGTATTCTCACTTTTAAAACAAACATAATCAGGCCCGTCGTGCGAGTATTTAAATCCGGCTAATCCCGCTAATTCTTTTATCCTTTCCTTATCCATATTTATTTTCCAGCAAAAATTGCGAAACTAATTTCTCTAAATCCCAAATAGGAACGGAATCTTTACTACTATAGCCTTTAACCTCAATGTTTATTTCGGGGTCTACTACATCAATTTTAGCTACTCTATAGCACCATATTAAAAATTTCTTTAATAAATCTTTATCAACACCACTCTTAACCTTATCTTCTACTATCTTCGCTACGTTTCTGATTAGTTCTTTACTCATAAAACCGAAGTCTTCTTCAACTTTCCATCCGTAATCTTTTATCAAAACTTTTATAATATCATCTTCAGGTATCATTTATTTTGTCTCTCTACATTTTTTACACAAATTTCTTATCCAACTTGTTTTTGTTTCTTGCACATCGTCCGTAGATCCGCAATTTTCACAAATGTGGTGCGACATACTTTCAGCGAAACTTATTATTCCACTTTGATGGTCATTATAACCAGTAGTATAAAATCTAAGTTCACCCCACTTTTCTTTTACTTGGACTACCTCAATTTGAGGGTTTCTACCTTCGTTATTTCCTTTTTTGGAATTATTGTGGTCGGTATCCCATTGTAATAAATGGCACATTACATCAAGCAACATATACCAGCCATCTCCGCACTCGATTCCCCAACACATTGCGGTTTGTTTCATATCCAAATCTTTTTGACGAAAGATTTTAGGGTATTTTTCAAATAACTTATCTTCTAATTTTTTTGTCATAATTTATTTTCTCCTAAGTTGTAAATGACTTCAATATCATTCTATTAGTTTACTATGCATAATAGTAATATCCATAGAACAATAAGTATAAAAACACTAATAAAAAGTTTCAACTTAATACCTTATAAATAGTTAAACATAAATGTTTATATATAATATACACGATTAACGCCCTCCTGAAGTTCTACCGCCCAATGGACTTCCTCTATATAAACCAGGCCCTTTTACTGGATATACAGTAGTTCGTTTTCGTACTGGTCTACCTTGTTTGTCTAATATGTTTCTTTCGGTAGTTTCTTTAGTAGGATAACTCCAAATAGAAAGTCTGTGAACAATGTTACTCGCAACATCGGCGAAGTCATCGTGCCTTACGGGGCCAGAATCGGGATGTTTAAAATAAGTATACTTACCAGATATTATTCTTTGTAAGTATTTCATTTCCAGTTTCCATCTATCTACCCAACCTTCGGTATCTTGACCATACATTTTTACTTGACCGTGTTCGGCTTTAGAAAGGAAATCTCCATACATCTGACCTTTGTAAGGATTAGTAAAAGTAGTCTCGATAGCCGGTAATCCTATAGCTTGAAGAGAAGATACAGCTTGTTGGTTTTGCCATTGATCATAACATATTTCTAATACAAAGTTTCTCCCTCCTAAGTCTTTTATTAACTCTATTAAATAGTTCAAAACTTCGTTGGGGTCCACAGGTATTGTTTCTATTTTCCCAAAACCTATATCTTTTGGAATAGCATCCCATCCTTTAAATCCATCTATCCAATAAGTGGTATCTCTTTCGTCGGGTTTAACGTCAGCGTGCCCCCATCCTAAAGCGTAAGTATCGGCCACTTTAACTTTAGCCTTTCCCCCTGGATCTAAACATATAACGAATCTCCAGTTACTTGGATTTCTAAGTATTATACCCCTTTCCGGTTGAGGAATACTATTTATAACGTTCTCAGATATAAAAGCCATAGAAGGATTAAGAAAATGAGCCCCATATTCAGCGTTGGCCCCCACTGAATCGCTCCTAAATTCAGATGCTAATGATTCTCTTGATATACTGGGTCTCGCGGCCCAAGTAGGTAATTGTAATAAAGCATAACCTACTTCCCTCTCCATAGTCTGCCCACCTTCTTGTTCGGAACCTCCAGCAATACCATAATGTCTATACATTTCCCCACCTTTTTCTGCAGGGGATGACTCCAATATAATCTTACCATCTTCTCCAAAGTCTTTAACAGCGGGTACTAAAGCTTTATAAATAGCATAATCACTCTGAGGGTTTTCTTCCGCTACCTGGTCTGCTGTTTTAGAAGGATCCATCCTAGCCCTTAAGAAGTGCGCAAACTCGGAAAGCATTAACATAAAAGTAGCATCGCCTCTATTAGTAGCTGCGGATGTAGTAATAGATTTCGCATATAACGAACCGGGCCTCTTCGGCTTTTTAAGTTCTCCTCTTGGAAGTAATATATTCATCTGTTTAATCTGATCGTTAAGGTATTTATCGTAAGGAGTAAAAAGTCGGAGTTCTGTAAGACTATCTTTATCAAAATCTAAGTAAGGGTCAAAGAAAGGAACTTTTCTCAGATTATCTTTAGTTAGTATAAAAACGCTTTCTGCCTGTTTTCCTTTAGCAGCCACGTGAGTTACATAAATAGGATGCCTTTCTCTTATTCCATAATATTTTTGGGGATTACCTCTACATATAAGGGTGTAAAGAGCATAAGTAGCAAAGAAAGATGCTAAAGTACTATTATGTACTACAATATTATTAGCTATAAAATTATGAGTATCTGGCACGTTTAAATCGTAAGTTTGCTTCTTCCCAACGTACTCGATACTTTTAATAGGATCCCAAATTACATCAGCTTTAACTAAGTTCTTAAGATAGGTATCGTCTAAGTATTCACTAATCTTTTTCACTTTTCGTATATCCTGTTTCTTTAATCCTTTTCCGATTCTTATCTTATCTACATAATTCCAAATTTCTTTCGGGATAGAAGTAATAAAAGCATTATCCATTTTAGCTGCGTTCTTCGTTATAACTTTATCAGTTACAAAGATAGGTAAAACAGAAGGTACAGCTATTCTATCTTTTTCTTTTAGATCTTTAAGTTCTTTCCATCCCTCAATTGTTAAAAAGGGTTCGTTATCAGTACACTCTAAGGTTCTCCCAGTCTTAGTTAATATTTTATAACAGGGTTTAATTCCATTATCAAGTACTCTGTAATCAGTAGTTTTAGTAAATTTAAAATCATTCTTTAATGTAAAAATCGGGGGATGTAAATTATATTCATATAAATCTCCTAACTTATAAATCTTCCCCATATTAGCATCTATTATTTCGGAATCTCCCGTTAAGCATTTAGTACTCCTTCGACCTAAAACCATTATAAAATGAGTAACAGGGTCTTCTCTATCTAATTCTACTTTTATATTCCAATCTCTGTAGAGAATTCTTATTAGTTCTTCTTCCTCTAAGATAGGGGGATATATACCCCAAAGATTGTAAAGAGTTTTAATAGCTAAACTTTGAAAGGGGGTAGGATCTTCGTTTAAATAATCGGAAGAGGTTATAAATGTAAAAGCATCTAACGGTTCTATTTCCTCATAAGAAGATATGGAACTATCTATAAGATCGTTAGCATAATCAGAGAAACTTATAATTTTAGACAATTGCCCTCTAAAATTTTATTTAACCCTCATAAAAGGTCCGTGGGGTTCGAAAACGCAAGCTGTAATAAGAATATAGGTTTTATAACCTATAAATACAAAATATAGTTGTATTAACCTATAAGCATGGTGGTCGTCATCGGATAAAGAGTAATCCACTTGAGGTAACCATAGCGCCCTTGTAATATCTATATGGGTCATCCAAAGAGGATACGTATTAGATTCTATAGTAGTATGTAAATAATGCCCCGCGAGTCCCGGACCATTCTTGGCTTCCCAAATTTGATTGGGGCCTACCTCTTTTAGAAAATCGCCCCAAGTAAGCAGTTGTACTTGCCAAGATAAAATCTTCAACCCTCTACTCTTAGTATCGGTATATCTAGTCTCCATTTAATATTTTTTTACCTTTTGTATACTTTAATAACTTAGTTTCATCAAGAGCAGAGCCAATATGTCTATCCATACAAGATGTAATTAGTTGTATGGTTTTCTTTCCTCTTTCGGGAATATCTCTAAACTCTTGTAACATTGAAGGTACTAATTCATCAAGAAAGGATTGCATATGAACTTGAAATATATTTACATAGTTTTGAGTAACATAGATAGTCCCTTCCATCGGGGTCTTTTCAGCCTGCTTCTCTTTTAATATTACATCTTGAACTTCCCCTTGCATGGAATCTATCTGCTTAATATAGGATCTTATATCACCTTGTATTTCCTTTAACCGGTAAGCCATATCGTTTATAACAGAATCTGGTTGTCTTTCATCTTTTGCTTTTTGTAAAGTTCTTTCCAATTCATCGGCTCTTAAATGCTTTTCATCTAGCACTAATTGAAGAGATTGCATATTTTTGATTCTTTCTCTATACAATTCATTTAATGTGTTGTTCTTATCAATCTCATCCTTATAAATTTCTGCGTATAACTTTACAGCAATCTCACCTGGAGTAATAGCCATACCCTGTTGTTGTAAGTATTCCTTAGCTAGTAAGCCAGGATCGCAATGTCTTTTGTGATTTCTAACATTAATATCGTTTATATCAGGGATGTTAGGGGGTAATAGTTTAGAGTAACATTCACATATTTCTTTATACGTTTTCCTTTGTAATACTATATCAAGGGTAATGTCGTTAAGGAGGTCGTCTTCGAATACAGTGCATATTTTACAAAGGGGATGTCTTTTACTTAAAGCAACTAATTCATTCATTCATTCATTCTCCAGTAACATATTCTTGATAAGGAGAAAAGGGAATAAGGAAATGATATCCAGATTCGTTCCTCCGCCAATTATTAGACGGTGATATTATAGTATTAGTATTAAACTGTTTTAATATATTTAGTAATTCTTGGCATCTTGCTTCTTTAGTCGGCCCTCTTAAATTTTCGGATCTACCTTCTATATTCCAAGGAGTATCAATAGAAATTTCTATTTCATTAGTTCGAGTAAAAAGTCTAACTTCATACTGAGGAAATTTCTCTTTAATAGCATCCTTAACTTCTTTTACTGGAAGCAATTGTCTATCTCTTTTTATAGATACGAAAATAACTAGAAACTTTTTGGCTTTTTCACTTACGCGGGGGCCTAAATATTGAAAATAAGGACTGGTAATGGGGAATTGTACTTCCGTATCGGGGGCTTCTTGTTCTAGTCTATCTTTCAAAAGCTGTACGGTTTCCGGAGGTATATTTTCCCATCTATTATTAGGTCTATAACCTACAAACGCTTTTCTTTGGCGGCGTCCTATATAAAGGTTTAAAGCAGTTAAACCTACTTCATTTATTATTTCCCTTAAGCGTTGCTTACTCATATTCTTAGTCATAGCCCAAGATTCTTTTTCTAAACTAGAAGTAACTTCATCTGGATATTCTTGTATTTTTATTGGTGTTATAAAGGTAAAGTAACCTGGTAAGTTGGTTTCATAGGCTTTAAAATTAGGATTGAATTGTCTTAATATAGTAGTAATTTCACGAACCATTTCCCTTCTATGAGTAGGATGAAGGTCGGCTATTCCCCAAACATCCACTCTTATTTCGGTGGTTCCTGTTTTAACATTTATTCTATCAAACCCTAAAGCTTTTAATTGTTTTTTAACTTCCCTCCAAGGCAAGTTAGGGGTATCTCTATAAACAGGGACTTTTACTATTATACTTTTTCCTTTATACCTTGATTGCTCTATTCTCCCTTCCGGAGTAAGAGCCGACAGTTCACTTTTTAATTTCTCAATCATTTCCCCAGGGATATTTTCCCATTTATCATTTACTAAGTAACCAGCGTCTACTCTTCTAGTTCGTTTGCCCATGTAGAAATTAATAGGAGTTAAACCTACCGAAGTTATCAAGTCTCTTATTTCGCCTTTAGAGAGAGTTCTTCTAATAACCCAGGATTCCTTTTGTATAGTCTTTTCGTTTATCCAATTATCTATTTCATCTCCGGATAATTGCCAATCTCTATTAGAGGGCCATTTGGAAGTATAATCATCCTTAAATGCCCATCTCCATTTTTTAGCAAATTCAGCATCATTAGTATGATCGTAAAGGATGGCGAGTGCGAGTTGAGAGGGTCCAGAACCACCGTAACCCCAAGCGAATCCAGTAGGAGAATGATTTTCTATAGCGAGAGAAGTAACGTGAGAAAAAGGTTTACCATCCTTAGTAACTATATAATCGAAACCAGGTCCTTCTCTATATTTACCTTCATAGATATTAAAGGTCTGCCAGGAGAGTTTAAGAGAAGAAGTAGTTACTTCTTTAATAACTTTTATTTTATCAAAATCGGTAAGGGGCACGGGCCAAAAAGAAGGTAATCTAGATTCGACTAGCTTCTGAGGGTGTTCGTAATAATATAAAGCGTCTTCAGCAGAACCCGCCCAAAACCCCCAGAGTAAAATTGTATCCTTATGTTTGGGGTCGTCGGATGTTACCACACTAGTTATTACGCCATATTCATTAGGGTAGTAACTGTGAGGAAAGGGACTACCATAATGTATTAAATATCCGACCAAATCCTCGAAGGAGGAAGGCTCTTGTACTTGCCAACTTAATTTGGAGGAGGATTCTTTTATTCCTAATCTTCGAGCATTATACAGTAAAAAGTCCTTAGAATCTTCGTCGGTGGTAGGCCATAAGTCATTTAAAGCTTGTGCTATCTCCTCTATAGTTAAATTATCTTTATTCTCATTTATGTAAGCATTAAAAATACTATGAGAACTTGGTGTTATATGCCCGTTATCTATTATAAAGAAAATATATTTTTGGTAGGCTTCTGATTTCACTCGAGCATCGTCCACCCAGTATTGAGTCTGTTTTTCATAATTAGAATCGCTCCATGATTTATCCTTAAGAATTTCTTTAGAGTCCGGAAGTATCTCAACTTTCCAACTTAGTTTTAAGTCCGGTTCGTTCATACCATTAGCCAATGATCATAAAATAGATTAAACACAATATTCCAGTCGAGAAAGAACCATACTAACACTATTCCTAATACGACCCAGTAATACCACTTATTAAATTTAAATATAATTTTGGCAGCTTTAAAATAAAGAACAATTAATGTTACTCCAAAGAAAAATACCATTGCAGATTTAAACAGATGCCAACTATCAAAAAACATTGGGTGATTCAAAGGTACAATATGTATTCCTAAAAACCATTTTGGAATCTTATTACCATCCTTATCTAATATTAACCCCCCATCTGGCCAGGTTTCCCATTTGTTTCTCCAGTCACTTTCAAAGTATTTATAAGTGGCAGTGCCGGGTTTTGCAATCTTACTATAAACACTAGAAGAAAACTTATCCTTAGTTACATCCATAGAAGCATTTAAAAATGCGCATATAGCAAAGAACAAAGATGCTAATAAAATATCCTTGAATGTAGCTATAAATTGATTCCAGTAAGTTATCATTTTGTTACTCCTTTAATAAGGTTAAGTATCCAAGTAAATATACTTTTAATATCAAAGTTTACCCTAAATACATCTACTAGAATAGTATTTATTATTAAAAGTAAAGTGGATATTCCTAGTATAGCGCCTACTTTAGTATTAAACACAAAATGTAGTAAACCATTTCGCTTAATAAGTTCCTTAGAAGCTTCCCACCATTTCTTACGAGCTTGCATAGGAGCTACTAGAGCATAAACTTCGTCCAACTTCTGATGGGTCTCTGTTTGCTGTACAAAAATAAATTGAAAAGCTTCCCCTAAAGGATACACCCCTCCGTTAACTTTAATAGTATTAAGTTTTTCATCAATAGAGCGTGCTAATTTAGTACCATTCTGACTTATATCCTTTAAGGTAGTACTTATAGTTTCAAAAGTTTTATTCTCATCTGTAATATGAACGTCTAACTTAGTATGAAGAGATTCTAAAGAATCTGAAAATCTCGTTATAACTTCATTTTGTTTAGTAATCATTATATCAATCTCCTGTTTTGCGGATTCCACGATTTGTTCGGAATGTTTCTGCCGGCTAGCCAGTAACTCATTGGCATCCATTATTATCTTTTTCGCTAAATCATATTGTTCTTTATCTCTTCTATCAATCATATCTATGCGGGGTATTAGTTCTTTTCTTAGCGAATCTACTCCAGAATAGATGTATTTTTTTATCTCTTCACCGTCTTTAAAAATAGGTTTCTTGGAAGAAGTTATTGTTTTCTTAAGTTTGACTTTAGTCATTATTATTCCCCTTCTATTATCTGTAACCATTCTTCTTTGTCAGCAAATGTTAAGGATGCTTCTTTAGATTCTACTATCTCTAAAAATTCCTGCCAATAATGATAAGGAATCCACCAACCAGCCCCCATTGAGTTTTCTCTTATGTTTACCCACATGTTATCACTATAAATACCCATCATTCCAACCTCGCCAGTATCTATAGATGCTACCTCATAAATAGTATTTGGATCGAATTCGTCAGTATTCCGAGCGTAAAAAACAATATCCAAATCTCTTAATTTTTTAAGAAATGCTATTATCTTTACTTTATCCCCTACTTTTAAAACTGGTTCTTGTATTTGCCATGATAGTTTGAATATTCCTTGTCCAACTACTTCTAAAGAAAGTCTAGCGTCTTTAAAGTAAGTATGATTGGGGGAAGAAGTTTCGAATATATCTTCGTGGGAATCCCCTTCCTCTGGCAGTTTCTTTACCTTCTTAACACCACTTGTTAAACCTCTTATAACAGTCTTAGGAGGGTCTATAGTCATAAATTCGTTGGGAGATTGTATATTTCCTTCATAGTGGGCGAATCCTACGTTTAAGTCCAAAAGCATTACGGTAGGGTCATCTTCTGAAGGAATATCTTTTTTCTCGTTTCTTATTTTATATTTTGTTAAATAAACTTGTTTACCCTTATCTAGTCCTTCTACTTTACTTAAAGGTCCTACAAAAGTAACCTTACCAAATCTTTTAGATAGCGGGTCAAATACTAAAGCACCAATATCATATTTACCACCATAAGTCGAATCTTGCCATGATAGTTTAGAGGATTCTTTATCAGGAAGGTTATAACTATCTACTATCTCCTTAAAAGCCTTTTTAACCTTCAACCAGTCGGGAATAAAGTTTAGTTCGTCGTTGGGATAATGTACTTTATAATATCTTTTAATTTCCTCTATTCTCATTACGTTAGAGAATTCATCGGTAGCCTCCCATGCTACTCCTTTTGCTCTTTTTACCATATCTTGAAACAAAAAAGCTTCTTCAGTAAACCCCGAATCGATCATATCTTTAGCTATATCATCTATAGTAGTATCGGAAGGTATGCATAATAAAGCTACTACATGATCATCGTCAGCGGTTAGTAAACTAGCCATAATACCTCTGTCCATAGGGTCTATATCTCCTAAGAATACTTGCCAAGAGAGTTTATTTATATCTTCTTCACTCAATAATTCAAAAGGGCCGGCATCTAGATAAAGATAAGCGAAACAACCAGGAGATACTCTACTGTGAAGAGAACTTGCCCATATGGCCTCTTGTATAACATACCGCGGTTCCCCGCCAGAATCCTTCTCTTTCCATACAACTTCAATTACATCACCTATCATAAAAAGATAAGAGTAGTCTCGAGCGTCCTTCCATATTTGGTGAGGAGCTAACATCGTTATCATTTCTTCAACAGTATAACTATTCTGAACTTGCCAACCTAATATTTGTCTCCAGTTCTTCATTACTTTTCGTAAGCTCCAATATCCCAAGAACCTGTTCTAGTCTTTCCTGTAATATCTTTTGTATATTCTACGCCCTCACCAGTTAAATCTACTCCTTTATCAATAGCGGCGGAACCTACCTTTAATGTTAAATCCCAAGTAGCTATATTTGTAAATATAGTTGAGTTTGATATATTCCATCTATCAGAACCAATACCTATACTTTCAGCGAATCTTGGAGAGGCTCTTAATTGAGTCATGGTATAACTACTAATCAAATTATTAGTACTTCCATCGGAATATTCCGCATATAAGTTACCATCTATATAATTCCAAGTCGGGGAAGTTGTTCTAAAATGAACTCGGGGGTTAGTACCAGAATCACACGGGTACATAGAATAAATAATATTATTCTTAAGACGAGTCTGTGGGGTATTTATAGCGCCGTCTATCTGAACTACGTAAGGATTAGAACCCCCTATAAAGGTATTATTGAAAATGTAACAAGTTGGAGAATTACTGGACCCTCCCATATTTAAAGTAGAGGGCCAAGCCTGACCATTTATTCTAAAATAAGGTGAAGCTATTATATTTGCATAAATTTTAAAAAATCCATCAACACTACAAATAAGAACTTGGGATCTCCCGTTGTTCGCCTGCCAGTTAAATAATCTATTAAATGCTATAGTAACGTTCTTGCAAATATTGTCGGTTGCAAAGCAATCATTATGAGCTTGTGTATCGAAAACATTATAATCATTCATAACAGCAACATCGTTTCCTATAATAAATATATTTTGCGCATACTGTGCTATAATAGCGTCCTTTTGAATGTCCTGCGGAGTTATCATCCAATTTCTATAAAATCCATATCTTACAAAAACAGAATCGAGTCTAGTTGTACCGGGGCCGGGGTAACCATCTATACGCATTAACCAAGTTGTGAAATTTTTATCATAACAAGTAACAGTACAACTATCTATATATATAACATTAAGTCCTTCTGAAGTATTGTTACCTCTTATATAAATACCTTGATTAGTTCCATTTTGCATTCTAACTGTTATTTTCTCGAGTTTAAGATACTTTCTATCTTGAATAGTAATATTAGTACCAGAAGTACTTCCTGCTATTACAACCTTACCGTAGTGCCCGGGTGTTTTTCCAGCTCTCACAACTACTAAAGCATTAGCATTTCCGCTCGTTTGAATATCCATATTAGTATTATATACTAAAGAATCATAGCCTACCCCACCATCTACCCAAACAGTATCACCAGCTGTAACTTGACTCCATATACTAGAACTAGAAACAGTAGTTTGAGCTTTCTGCCAAGTATCATATGGAGATGTATTACTTCCGTTAGGAGAAATAAAATGTCCATGTTCGACATAAAGAGGAGCATATTCGTAATCTCCCATATCCCAAGAACCAGTTCTGATATAGTCTACTCTATCCTTTGCGTAATCGGAGCCTAAAGTATTAAGTCCTATATTTATACAAGGGGAACCTGCCTGTAGTCTATCATCAAAATGAGCTATATTAGCATAATTAGGATTAGCAAGTAATGGATTTGTATTTATTCCATTAGTCTCGGCTCCTGCAGTTTTCATTTGAGCTAAATTTTTAGTGCCTCCGTAATTACAAATAGAAGTATTACCAGTAGTGTAATAATAACAATTATAGTTTATATTAGCCGCTGTTATACTAGAACTAAATTCATAAGCAGAACTACTTGCCTTTGAATAAAAAATATTATTCTTAATTTCTGATGCAGGATTTATAGTACCTGCATAAGTAGCAATCTGTAAAGCATTATTGGAAGTATTGGTTACAACAGTATTATTATAAAAATATAAAAGGAAGTTAGTTCCTGTAGTAAAGAATCCTATACCAGCATTAGAGTCAAATCTCGGTTCTGCAAGAAAATTATCATAAATCTTTATAGTCCCTACTAATTCAGACATAATAACGCCATTATCAGCGTTACTGGGATACCCCGTCTTCTGGGAGTAATTTATCATATGATTTCTCGCTATAGTAACGTTCGTTATTGACTGCCCGCTTACAGAAGCATAACCCATTATGCAATCAACATGAGATGCATTTTGATTGTTTACATAGATATTATTATTTAGAGCGAAGAAATTAGTCATGAATGAAAAAGCTATACCATCGGTTTCGGTAGAGGTTACTCTATCATTACGTATATCGCACCATCTTACAAGTACAGAATCTACATTGGAAGTAGCTGGGTATCCTGATATTTCTATTCCTTGAGTATAGGAATTTCTTACTTTTATACTATCGAGATAAATTACATTTACAAGAGAAGAACCATTTTCGTCAATTAATATACCACCGCGATAAGTATTGATTCTTTGTACTTTCATATACTTACATCCGTGGAGAATAAAATTCTTATTAGTAGCATCTTGTCCATCAAACCATACTTCTCCATTATGCCCAGGAGATATACCCTTAGTAATCACAATTGGTAAAGCTGCGGTCCCTGTTTTATTATCGATTTGTACGACGCCAGTATAATTAGTCGAATCGGCTCCACCATCAACCCAAATAGTGTCACCGATATTTAAATATGGCCAAAGGGGGCTACTAGCAGTCCAGTTGGTACAAGCTTTAGCCCAGGTATTATAAGGAACTGTATTAGAACCATTTTTGGAAATAAAATGCCCTCCTTCCACATAAAGAGGAGGAGTAGCAGATCTAGTAGTAATAGAATAAGTATCACTTATACCCCCCACTGTTAAAGTAGCATCTACTGTAGTTAAGTAAGAACTAGAAGAAGTATTTTGAATACGTACGGTATTATTATTATAAACTTTTCTTCTAGTAGCGCTGAAACTTCCAGAATTTACTTGAAATAATTTACCCGCTGCGTATGCGTAAGCACTATCAAAATTGGTTAAAGTTATAGTATTAGAAGTATAAAGGGTAGATAGTTCAGCTCCAGTAATATCATTAAATGCAAAAGTCGCGGGGACAGTATCGGGAGCAGTCGATGTTGTAATAGAATAAATTCCTCCCACGCCACCTACGGTTAGAGTAGCTGTAACGGTAGTTGAATAAGAACCTGAAGAAGTATTTCTAATGTATACTACATCATTACCATGAACTCTTCTTATAGTAGAACTAAAACTACCAGAATTTACTTTAAATTCTTTACCAGTAGCATAAGCATAAGCACTATCGAGACTAGTTAAAGTTACGCCATTAGAAGTGTAAAGAGTAGATAAAGCAGCATTAGTAACAGGAGTAAATACAAAACTAGCCGGTATTGTATCTGGTGGGGCCTTAGTAGTAATAGAATAAACATCAGTTACCCCCCCTATGTTTAAGGTAGCATTAACTATAGTTGAATAAGAACTTGAAGAAGTATTTCTAATGTATACAATATCGTTACGATGAACTCTTCTTATAGTAGAACTAAAACTACCGGAGTTTACTTTAAATTCTTTACCAGCTGCATAGGCGTAGGAGCTATCAAAAGCATTTAAGGTTATACCATTTGAGGAATACAAAGTGGATAGTTCCGCATTAAGTTGATCTGCGAATTGAAAATCGGCAGGTATGGTATCTATAATAGAAGCCTTAGTAGTAATAGAATAAACATCGCTAACTCCTCCAACAGTTAGCGTAGCATTCACGGTAGTTAAATAAGAACCGGAAGATGTATTTCTAATGTATACTACGTCATCGCGGTGAACCCTCTTATAAGAACTTCCCCAACTTCCTAAGTTTACTCTAAATTCCTTTCCACCTCCGTAAGCGTAAGCACTATCAAAATTGGTTAAAGTTACTCCATTGGAAGTATAAAGAGTAGATAGTTCAGCTCCAGTAATATCATTAAATACAAAAGTACTGGGAAGAGAATCTACTTGAGAGGGCCCACTTATTTTATTACCTATAATAATTTTATGAACCTGGGGGAAAGTTCCCCCAGTTATCATAAAAGATATTACTATATATAATAATGTTCTTAAAAAAGCATTTACTTTTCTATACATAATTAAACCTTATCTTGTTTATTTTTCATAGGCCCCAATATCGGGAGGATTACTTCTAGTCTTTCCAGTTATATCTTTATCGTAAGGAGGCCCAAGATAAACTCCCTTGTCGATAGCCGGGGAACCATCCTTCAATGAATAATCGTAATTAAGGTAGTTATTAAACAAACTAGATTCCGCTATATTCCATCTATCAGACCCTATACCGACTGTTTCGGCTCCGTAAGTAGTTCTTAATGTAGTCATAGAGTATCCGTTGATTAAACCGTTGCTACTACTCTTCGCGTAAGTAGTATAAAGATTACCATTAATCTGATTCCAAGTAGGAGTACTGTTTTCAAAAGCTACCCTAAAACTTCCGGATTCTCGCGCGGCTACTATATTATTCTTAAAGTATACATAAGGGTTATTAGAATTCCTGGACATGACTACATAAGGACTTGAACCACCTTCGAAGGTATTGTTATAAATATAAAAATAAGTACCAGTAGTTACACTATAAATAGATAAGGACTGCGGTACTTCGCCATTAGTCCAGCCAAAGAATGGAGTTGCTAATACGTTGTTATACATATCGAACTTACCAGATAAGGCTCCTAATATAATACCATTAGAACAAGTGTTGACATCTTGAGAATTGATAAGTATGTTGTTAGCTATCGTAAGATTATAAATAGAAGCGTTTACGCCTATAGGGTCATTATGCGGAGTATCATTCCTACCAGGAGTATCATTATTAACTACCACTTTGTTGTTTAGAACAAATATGTTTGATAGATTTTGTAATACTATACCGTCGCATTGAACATTTATAGAGGGAGTAGACCTTGTATTTTGTAAATAGGAATTCATATAGAAAACAGAATCAACATAACTTGTACCTCCACCGTAACCATCTATTTTAATACCAAACTGTTCAGTACTACTACTTCCTATACCATTAAGATTCCAAATTATATCCACATCATCTAAATAAATAACGTTGCAACCTTGGGAGGCTCTACTACTTACATATACTCCATATCCTCCAGCCGTTGTTTGCATCATTTTTACAGTCATATGTTCTACTCTTATATACTGCTTCACCCCCGTAGGATTCTGTTGATTTATATTTATACCGTTCCCGGAACTACAAGATATAATTACCTTACCGTTATATCCTGGACTTATACCGGGTCTAACGGTAATAAATTTATTTGGAACTCCCGACTTACCAACAGTTAAAGACCCTGTATAAGTAAGAGAATCCATACCTCCTGAAATAAATATAGTATCGCCGGGTTGAATAGAAGCCCAATTGATGGCAGAAAATGTTTTCCAAGCGCCATTCCAAGTATGGGGTGCCAATCCTGTCCCAGCAGGATTAACTTTCCAACTATTAGGACCTTCTACAATATTATAATTATAAATACCCACGTAGTTTTGGTTAGTTTGATTGTCAATTACATTACTATAAGATATACTAGAAGGATTAAAAGTCCATTTACTTAGACTTGGAGTAACAGTGCCTGAATAACCATAAGAAACATCTTTTGTGTAGAATCCAGTAGCGTCCGTTATTACTGTACCAGTAGAATTACTAAAGGTCATAACTACATTACTTATTCCATTGTTAACCCCATCTCTTACATATCCGGATATAGTTACAGGTACATGAGTTCCAGTATAGTTTTGGACAACTTGACCATATATAAGATTAGTATAAGTTATACTTGGTGGATTGAAAGTCCAACCCGCCAAACTTACAGTAGCGGTGCCAGAGTATCCATATACAATATCTTTTTCATAGTAACCGGAAAGGTTAGTAGTAGCTATACCACCACCGCCACTAAAAGTTATAATAGCCCCGATTAAACCATTACCAACATTATCTTTTACATAACCTGATATATTAACAGGATTGTTGATGGCTGTATAATTCTGACTAATTTGATTAGTAGTAACATTAGTATAAGAACGATTCACTGGATTAAAGGTGTATCCATTAGCAGAAGGAATAGCAATTCCAGTATAATTGTAATCTACGGTCATAGAATAATTACCATTTCCGTCACTTACAGCTGGGATACTGTAGCCGCTGAAGGTTATATTAACCCCGCCCACTAGTAAACCAGTTGATGTAGAAATGTTACCAACAATATCAACGGTAGGGGGAGTAGTATCTAAAGTAGTAACGTAAATAATATTACTAGCTGGACTTTCACCTCTCTGATTAAGAGCTGTTACCCAATACTTCACAGTCTCTAAATTACCTCTGGGTTTATCCAAATAAGATATAGTATTCGCTGGTAGCGTAACTAACTTAACGTTGTTTGCGTATACCGTAAAATTAGTTTCGTTGTTAGAGTTATCTTTCCAATGTAAAGTATTCTCTAATTCCCCGGGTTCCCCACTTAAGTCGGAGGGTGCTTTAGGTGGTTTCGGTATCCCCTTAATAGTTGCTTGTATCACAATTGGAACAGTAGCTGGAACTGTGTAAGTTGTGTCCTCATCCCCGCTCGGAAGGGTTATAGTAATAACCTCCTGAGCATAAACCATATTTAATAACATAAATATAGTAGCTAACACTATTCGTAGTCTCATTCTTTTTTCTCCTTTATATTTAAATATTATGAAGTGTATTCGTAGAATACACGTTCTCTATTAATTCTAAAAGCCCGTAAAGTCTCCCATTAATCCAGCACTAATTATAATATCATCGAAGTATATAAAGGAATTACTATCGCTGATTCTGAGACTACCGTTAAGCTCTGGTAACCCCCAGAGAACTTTCTTCGGATAAATTCCTGTAGTAGCGTGAGTTTGTCTATTAAATATAAGAGTAGCATCACACCAGATCTTTATACCTCCATTAGGAGAGGTTTGATGCCCAAAATATTGCCATTTTATTCTATGCCAAGCTCCCGTAAGACTACTCCCCCAGTTATAGGAAAACTCAGCAAAAACATCGGAACTATCCATTTGTTCTAATAAAAATCGGGTAAAGTTATTACTACCATCGGTTTTTAATCCTAAAAATATTTGCCAATCAGAGGGATAAGGCCCGTCATAAAGTCCGAATATTTCTATATCAGAGTAATTAGTTGGTACAGAAGTGTTTATAGAATTATCGGCGTAGAAGTAAAAGTATCCCGAAATAGTATCTTGTCCGGTTCCTGTTGAAAAGGTTTTTTCAATAGCAGTAGTATCTATTCTTGTCTGACTGAGAGTATCTAAATGAAGTTTCATACCGTAATTACCATTGTGTTTGTAAGCAAGTCCCGTAGATATATCATGATTACCCACATAAGCCCCTGCGAAATAAGCAAAAGCTCTATTAAACTCACTCCAGTTATTTTCTTCAAAGTCGGCTAATAATAGTGACCTTGGATATCCAGAAGGTGGAGTAGTTACTCCAGTACCACTTACAGAAACATTCTTAGTAGTAGCTCCAGAACTAGTATGACTAATATTACCAGAATAAGGAACGGAATTAACGGGACTAAATCTTGCATAAATTGTAGTACCCGGTAAAGTAGGTCCTGTAGGAGGTAATACTAATTGTGTACCATACCCGCTTCCACTACTTAAAGATATCTGGAATCCAGTAGGAACGTCTATAGTAACGTTACCTAATAAATCTGTTCCGGATACTGTATAACTTTGAGGAGAGGAATTAGTACCTGTTTCTACATTACCAAAATCAGTAAGAGATGCTACTGAAGTGTAAATATTAGGAGTACTTGCCCCCATGTATTCATAAGCGCCTATATCAGGAGTATTTGGGTCTCTTGCATTGCCAAGTAAATCAGTATCAATACCCAAATCTAAACCTACTCCAATGGCAGGTGCTCCAGTCTTTAAGGTATAATCATAGTTAGTAACATCTGAAAATAAATTAGAATTCACTACATTCCATCTATTCGCGGGTGTATTAGCTAACTCGGCGAATCTCGGAGAAGCGTTCAAATTAGCCATAGTTAAATAACCATCAGCTGTTACCATCAATTGATTACTGCTACCAGCCCAGTATTGTCCATATATATTATCATTTATGTTAGCCCATATAGGATTTAATCCAGTGGAACTTAAATACTGTCTAAATCGTATCTTAGGAGCGGCCGAGCCTTGCCCTACGGCGGTGAAGATGTTATTCTTTAATCTTACGTGATATACGACAGAAGTATCTTGAAAATCAGCCCCATAAAAATTAGAGCCGGCTACAATAGTATTATGATACAGAGAGTATTCACAAGACGCAGACCCTGGATATATTACAAAAGTAGTAGGCATCCAATTACCATCATTAACAAAATTAGGAGTAGCAAATACATTATTATAAATAAGCATATAACCACTACCGTTACCTAAGATAGCACCTTGAGATTGATGATTCGCAGTTTGAAGATTTATCATATAGTTGTTAGCTATAGTAAGATTTTTAGTAATAGCATTACTTGCTATACAATCATTGTGTGCATTATTACCGGTAGGATAAGCGGCTGTAGGCCAGTCGTTATTTATAGTTACGTGGTTATTCAGTATCCATATATTCTGAGCGTATTGTAACACGATGCCGTCGGCTTGCACCCAAGTCGCTGGATATCTCGTATTTGCAAGGGTACTATACATAAGGTAAACAGAATCTACGTAAGTACTTACTCCCCCGCCAGAACCATCTATTTTAACTAAAAAGTTATCAGTATCCGCTCCTCCGTATCTATCTCCGGAAGCACAAGTAACGGTCAAACTATCTAGATAAATCCCTTTAGTAGCTCCTACGCTATTACCCCTTACTAAAAGAGCATATCCTTCAGAAACATTAACGGGGGCAAAGTTAATAGTTATATGCTCGAGTCTTATATATTTCTGATCTTCTATTTTAACAAAACCTTTATTAGAAACAGAGGTGCCGTAGAAAATTACTTCACCGTTGTGCCCGAAACTTATGCCAGGTCTTATAGTAATTATATGTCCTGGAGTTCCGCTCCTACCTATATTCACTAAACCAGTATAAGTAATAGAACTATTTACGTTACCTCCGGAAATATATAAAGTATCGCCGGGTACTATAGCATTCCATGTAACATCCTGCATAGTCTTCCAAGCCTTATCCCAACTAGTCCCATCGTAAGTATTAGTACCCCCGCCAGTCGCGTAAGCATTCACAAAGTGCCCGTAAGGACCTTCGACTGCTCCCCCCGCGGTTGGAAAGCCTACAAAGTTTTCTGTCATTATACCATCACAAACTATAGCATCATCAAGATAAAAATAACCAGCTGCCGCCCAAACCATACTATAACCTTCAACGGCGCCGTAGTGAATAAGATCGGGAAAGAAACCAGTAGTTACTATCCCCATCTTCTGCAAAACTAAATTATTATTAACATATACTTTAACCCCGCCGTTAGAACCTTGATTTCCAAAGTATTGCCATGTTACTTTATACCAAGCCCCCGTAGTAGGATTATTAGTATTCTCAGCAGTAGTAGCAGTATCTAAAGAGGAACCAGCTGCCATATATAAAGCCCATCGAGATACTAAGTGAGAAGCATCCCATTTAATTCCTATGTAACATAAATCATTTCCCCCGTCATATAAACCAAGAATAAAAAGATCACAAAAACTTACATCGGTTTGAGCAGTATTCATAATAGCAGGAAAATAAACAAAGAATCCTCCAGACACAGTATCATAGGTAGCTGAAGTAAAAGTCTTTAATCCATCTACGGGATATCCAGCGGTACCTTGATCAATCCCTACTCTCAAGCTTTTAGTACCTATGTTCACAGGGGTAGATACTGTCCATAGGCTTCCATTCGTAGAATCAACGCTGGTAAAATCAGTTAGATTGCCTTCTTCAAAGTCAATACCTGCTAACTGACGAGTATAAGTAATAGTACCTCCTCCCCCACCAGCTTCATAAATAAAAGTAGTATCCACAGAAGATACGTTAGAAAATCCCCCTTTCCAGTTCTTTACCCAAAACCACATAGTAGTATTTTTTGGGAGGTTAGTACCGCTGTATGTAAAAGTAGTATCGGTATCAGTAGTTGCTCCTATTCGAGTACCCCCAGAAGGAACTTCGCTTATTTCGGGGTTAGTAAATTTCATATAAATTACATTGCTATCAAGGCTATTTGTAGAATCAGACCATATTATTTCAACATCACCACTAGTACCATCAGCTATAAAATTATAAGGCGCATACGGTAAATCATAGTGATATCTTCCTAAGTACGCCCAAATGTTATCTATTTCATGGTTTAATGCTGCAATAGAATCATTCATAGTTCCTATGACACCGTCTAAATAGGCTTGGCTGTAATAGTCTCCTGCAATATAACTTACCTGAGTCGATATACTCCCAAGAGAAATAGCTGTAGCTCTCGCTAAAGAAGCTGTGGTTACGGTAGTATCTTTAGTTGCGTACCTTTGAGAATATATTGCTCCAGACGATAAAACAACTATCAGTAGAAGTAAACTTAAGAATATTTTTTTCATATTACTTTCCTTATTTAATCTCTTTTCCATATTTGCCAACTAAATAAAACACTGGCATTTCTTGTTTCTAAACCCACATTACCAAGTTTAACCTTAAAGGTAGCGGAACCTACAGCTGTAATCCAGTAAGGATACCCAAAGGTATTCGTTTGAGGGGTTATACTAATATCACTTATAGTAGGAGAACTTCCATAATTATGGGTTACTATTACTGAATCATCACCTACAGGAATAGTAGCTGTTCCAGAGACAAACAAATTTAAAGAATCCTTAAAAGTAGTTCTACTATATTCATTCCAGGTACCGTTAGACCCTAGTACGAAACCTGGCTGTTTAGTTTCTTCTATTATATAACTATTAAAAGTAGATAAGTTAACTTTGTTAGTTAAAGTATCTTGTAAATGAGTAACATTAGCTATAGAATGTATATGAGAACTATCCTTAACAGTGGCTGAAATAGAAACGGCCCCACTGCCAGTAACATCACCGCTCAAGGTAATAGTTTGATTACCCGTAATGTAACCAGAGTTATTATTCAAGAGAGATATATTCTCGCCTTCTTTCATTATTGTAGAAGAAGCTGGTTCATATACTCCAGTATGAGCATGATTACCTTCGGAAACAGTACCAGAGGTAGTACCGAAGGCCTTATTATAAGCAGTTCCCTTCGCGGCTGTTATCAATTTACCAGTGCCATCGGTTTCTACTACTTGAGAATTACCCAAAGTGGCTCCTATCGCTGCAATATCAGTAGTAGCTGTTCCAAAGTTCTTATTGAATGCTGTATTTTTAGTAATAACGGGTTCATATACTCCACTATGAGTATGATTACCGGCAGCTACTTGTGCAGAACCAGTCCCTACTTTATTCTCTACCACTAAATCAGCGTAAGCATGGAATCGAGCTGTATCTATAATACCAGAAGTAATATCGCTGGCGGCGTGTAAGTGACCAGTAGCTGATTTACTATTAAGAGCCCCTTGTAAATCCGTTTGATTAGCTAAAGTTCCAGATATATTACCCCAAACGGGAGCTCCTCCAGTAGCGTCGTTATTCCATTGAATAGTACCATCGGCTTGCTTCTTCATAACATAACCAGTAGTAACTCCAGTCGTATCAGGTAAACCTAATACTTTAGTATATCTTATACTTTCATTACGATTTAATTTTACAGTCAGAGAATCTTGTATTTTACTAGGAGCTATATCAAGTTCATTACGATTTAATTTTACAGTCAGAGAATCTTGTATTTTACTAGGAGCTATATCAAGTTCATTACGATTTAATTTTACAGTCAGAGAATCTTGTAAGAGAGATACATCACTAATAGTTACTCCTTTAGGTTCGAATCTTGCGGTGCCTTCGGCATCAGTTATTAAACTATCTCCTACAACATGTCTTCCATCATGAGAGACGGAATCCGCGAAGGAAGCGCCTCCTAAACCACTAGCGTCTATTTGCCAGGTTACTTCCCCGTTACCATTAGTTTTAAGTATCTGGCCAGAGTTTCCATCTGTTCTTGGAAAGGTATATTTATTATAAAACTTAATACTATCCCCGGCGGAAGTTTCCGCTATATTACTAAACTTATATTGATACTTAGCATTAGAATAACTTCTCATAGAAGTACTATCACTTGGAATAAGATAAGTACCTTTAGCTTGGTATTTAGCATTAGAATAATTTCTCATAGAAGTACTATCACTTGGTATAAGATAAGTACCTTTGGCTTGGTATTTAGCGTTAGAATAATTTCTTATTGAAGTACTATCACTTGGAATAAGATAAGTACCTTTGGCTTGGTATTTAGCATTAGAATAACTTCTCATTGAAGTACTATCACTTGGAATAAGATAAGTACCTTTAGCTTGAAATCTAGAATTGCCTTCAGCGTCTGTTATTAAACTGTCGCCAGGGACATGTCTTCCATCGTGTAATAAAGAATCAGCATAAGCGGCGCCCCCAATACCACTTGCGTCAGCCTGCCAACTTACTATTCCAGCACCATTAGTTTTTAACACATAACCACTGGTCCCGTCAGTAGCGGGGAAAGTATAAATATGACCAACTTTTAATGTCCCATACACTTCTGCATTGCCATTTTTGAATACTGTGAACCCATTTAATCTGTTATTTGTACTTGTACCAATTCCAACACTAAATAAAGGGTCTGTTGCAACCCAAGTATCTGAACTTCCACCATCTAGTGCATTTCTACCGATAACAAATTCCAAATAACTTCTTGCTATGTTAGTAAAGCCAAATGCCGTAGAATAAATTCCATAAGTGATACAACTTGTTCCGAATGCCCTTGAACTAGATCCATAAGTACTATTATTTACTCCTATGGCTACCCCATAATCACCATCGATAGTATTACCCGTGCCTAGTGCAACACCTTGAGGATAAGTTGCAGTATTATTATCACCAATAACTGTACTATAACTTCCCGATACAGAATTATTTGAGCCAATCGCTATACTCCCCTTACCAGAAGCAATATTGTTATAACTAAATGCCACTGAATTTTCTCCAATATTAGCATCGTTCCACTGAGTCCCCGTAACCGTTCCGACCCTAAAAGCTGCTTTTCTCGGATACCAAAGTAATCTTGTACCAGCACCTAAATTCGGTTCAGTCCATCCAGCTCCTGCCGTCCCCGTAAATAGTAAAGCACCAACTCCTTCAAGTGTTGTTCTTGGAGTGATTGTTCCTATACCAACACCAGTGGTATTCCAGATACTCGTATTAGGTAATGTTACATTACCTACAAATTTTGATTTGCCTTGCACTCTCATAGAATCACTAGCTACTACTACTTTACTTTGCGCGGGGGTGACGACTATATAACCAGCCCCTTGAGTATAAGAACTACTATAAAGTTTTAAAGTACCGTTTGCGCGCGAATAAGTAGTAACGGTAGCCCCAATAGCAGAAGCATTATAAGTAGGATCAGTAATATCACCATAAGTATTATGTGTTAGAGTTATTCTAAAAGAATTCTTAGTAATTGTCCATCCTGTTACATTTCCGTATAAAGTATTATAAATTTTAGTAGCTACTATAGTATTAACGTCCCCATTATCTATAACAGTAGTATAGGTACTATCATCAATAGTAGTATAGAAGTTTCCAGTAGAGGAAGCCGAGGTTTCTATTTGGAAAGTAAGTACCTCCGCGGTATTGTTACCACTAACATAAGTAAGAATCCACCCCCATAATATTATGTCGTTTGGTAGCGTTCCTAAACCTGTAGTATCTATACCGGGGTAAGAAATATATACAGTTCCACTATCATTAGGTAAATCAGCTATGGCAGATTGTACTCCAGCTACGCTCAAATCGTATTTACCATCTTCAATACCTAAGAACTTCTCGTATAAGTCGCTGTATAATAAGGTATCCCTCATACCAGATTTATTGTTATAAATTAAATTAGAAGTTAATACTTTGTGAGAGGTATCGGATAGGTCTAATTTATTAGATAAAGCCTCTTGGAGGTCAGTTTGTTCAGTTATATCACCTGTAATATAACCCCAAGTACCAGTTCCAGCTACTACCCCGCTTACTATTTCCTCTCCACTAATCCAACCGCGTAAGTATATTCTTGGGGGAAGCACTCCTAAACCTGTAGTATCAACTCCAGGATATGCAATATTTACTACTCCACTATCTACAGCTACTACTGCAGCTATCGCCCTCTGTAAACCGCTCAGCGTTAAAGGATATTTACCTCTGGCGTAACCTACATACTTTTCGTATTTCTCATCAGTGTATTGCCCAAAGAGCGATACCGTAAACAATATGCAAAGTAATAAAGGATATAAAAACTTTTTCATAGTTTTCTCGTCTATTTAATATTCCTCTACAGGGTAATCTTGTACTAGTTTAGTATAGAATTCGACTAATTCACCATATAGCTTCATTTTATGCTGATATGCTGTTATATAAGATTCCTTATAATTCTGTAATGTCCCGAGAATGCGCACTCTATCGTGAAATACGTTAGGTTCAAAAAGGTAATTAATAGCTCCTTCTGTAGCATATGCCAAAGCCCGTTGCAATTCTTCACCTTTTTCTCTACTGAAAGGAATCTCATGTTCTTCCCAAGTCTTAGTCTTATACTCTTCTTTTTGGTTTTTACGAATCTCTTCTTCGTTCAACCAACCGAATTTTAATATTTGTCTCCAGTTAGTCGGCAAAAATATCCTCGCGCGTTAAATGTCTTATGTAGGCTCCTAAATATAATTTAATGTATTTAGTAACAACATTTTCATCTATATTATCAATTTGGTCTCCGAGAGAAGGATCTATTTGATTTTGAACTTTATCGGGAATAATAATAGCCAAATCATCAATAATTTCTTGAGAAGCCTTCATAGCTATCATCTTATTAATATTCCGAGAGGATTCTTCGGGTTGTATCTGCCAACTCAGTATTTCACGCCAGTTCTTCTTTTCCATCTCTCTCACGTGTCAATAGATAGTTAATAAACACCTTAGGTAAGCGAAGGATGCTCATACATTTTGGGCATCCCTGAATCTCCTCAGTAGTATGAAAAGCTAAATATTTCCCGCACTTACAGCGGAAATAAAAATTTACTAGTTTCATTCAATTTATACCTCCTCGAATCGCAATTTATCGTTGAGGTTAAGTAATCCCATTAAAGCTACTTTCAATACTTTCAATGCTTCATTAAAGGAACCTTCGTCGTCACTTGTTCTTATAACTTTCTTCTTCTCATGTTCTTTACTTATATCATAATCATATAAGTATCTTTCTAATACATTACTCACATGTTCATTTTCCATAGCTTCCTTTACATTCTGAACAGCTGTAAACACTTCGGGTTCTACTTCTTCTAATCTCTTTAACAACTGGGCTATCGTGGGAGATTTAGTTTCTCGTTTGCCTCTCTCCACTATAGCTAGTATCTTATCGCCATAGGCTGCGATCTTATCTTTGGTTTCTCCTAACTGGGTATAAATCATCTCCAAGTAACTAGAAAAGGATTCTTGTTTCTTTACTAAATCTTCCTGAAAAGGTTTTTGAGTATCCATTAGTTGTTTTTGAATTGGAGCTATAGCTTCCTGCAGTTGCTTCCTAGTTTGTTCAATGTCAGCTTGTACCTTCCGGAACTTTGTAATGGCTTCCTTTGCTTTACCTTCAGCTTCTGGTATAACTTCAGGCTCTTTGAATTCCTCCAACCCAGGTGCTCTCTTTTGAGGTTTATATTGAATAGGTCTTACATCTACCTTTTCTTCTTCATCAGCTGCGGTCTTATTGATAAGTGCATTTGCTATATCCTCATCCGTTGATGATTTCTTTCTAAAAGGATCTGGGTTCTTAAAGTCTTTATCACCTCTTGCTTCTTCGCTTAAACCGTAATTCTTCTCTCCACCTTTTTCATCATCCATATACTTCTTCAATTCGTTTCTTCTCATATTGTATACTGGCAGTTTATCTTCATTAGTGAAGTGTTCTCTATCTTTAATTATTTCCGCTTGTGCTTCTTGTATAGGTTTAGTAAAGTCAGGGAAGTCAGTCATTCCTATTTCCACGTCTCCGGAACTCTTGGTAGGTATATTGGTCTTTGGGTCTCTTCCGGCTTCGTTGGGTTTAACCTCAAGTGATTTTAAGGCTTTATAACCTCTTTTAGTTAGTTCTTCAACTACTTCATCCTGAAAAGTATGTTTTGATGTGGCGGTTCGTTGAGAAGCTTGTTTACTACGTATTTCATCTCTTATCTCTAACCATCTTCTTCCCATATTGGCTACTCTCGAAGACTTTGTTTCGAGGACGGCGTTATCTTTTTTTTTAAGAGAAGACATATGGTCTGAACAATCTTCCTTTTCGTCCTTTTCGCCCTTCTCTTCTTTTTTATCCTTTTCCTTTTCTTTCTTATCTTCTTTCTTATCCTTTTTCGTCAGTTTATCAACCATATCATCTTCATCATCTTTATCTTCTTTTTTATCCTTCTTCTCACCTTTATCTTCTTCTTTTTTATCCTTCTTAGAAAGTTTTCGTAAAAGGTCGTCCGCCATAGTCTCTACAGAAAATTCATAAGCGGATGTTTTCATAACTGGTTTAAGATTCTGAACTTGATCCTGTGGTACTAACATATCCTGGCCTTCTGGTGATGTAACAGTTGCTCCCTTCTGAGGATCATAATTCTTAACAGTATAAGTTTTATTATCAGCAGGGTTAATATATTGGCTACCAGGCTGGAACTGTTCCTGAGGATTAGTAGTATTAGTATTCTGAGGAGGTACATTAGTAGGAACAGGACCTCCAGTCTTCATAGAAGACGTTGCCATAAAGTTAGATATATCGGGTCTCCTTATTTGAGGCACGTCACTCTTTTTCGGTTTAATAGCAATTAACTCTCTAAATGTTGAATCCTTCTCCATTAATCTAATATTATCCTTATTAAATTCAAATTCCTCGCCGGATGCTATCTTAAAAGTTTTAGGCATTTGTATCTTACCAGCAGTATCTATTTCAGCATTAGCGAATATTCTACCTTTTTGGTTTCTACCGTAGCTCCACTCTAGTTCCGCTTGTATCTTAGCTATAGTTATTAATTCAGACCCTAGTTTCTTCTGGCCGTATTCCCCCTTCAGGTAACGGGCTCTTGCTAAAGATAACCCATTCTGTGAAGCATATCTCTGTAACGCATCCAATGTTTTATAGACTACATGCCTATCCACAAAGGTATTAGTATATACCCCTGATGTTTTTTCGACTCGAGGCATTACCTCCGTTTCATTAGAATATTTAAGACTATCAATATGGCTAATCTTTTTAGATACTCTATAGGAATGTAATTTCTCCCCTGTTTCAGGGTCTGTGAATTCTACGGGTTGATTACTAGCCTTAGCCATTCTTGCTTGAACAACTAATCTAGGTTCGCCAGCAAAATATATCTTCCCCGTAGATGGGGCAATATAGGAAATTACAAGGTCTTCGCTTTGGGAAGAGATCTTGGAAAGTACCTCTTCTCTTTCCGCAGCTTCTTGTGAACTGGCTTCCTTAAGAGCTTCAGCATCAATCCAAGCGGGAGCTGTACTCTTTGGTTTATTGAATTCGGGTATTATGATCCTTCCCATTGTTTTATCTCCTGTGTTTAATTAACTTTCAAACTTGTTTATTTCAGTTACAATAACATTACCAGTTGTATTTAACCAGTAAGAATATGGATAATAACCATACATATAAGTATGGCCATCAGTAGTTGTAACAGTACAATAATAAATTATCATTTTTCTTTTACTTTTGTCAATACTCTATTTTGAATTAAATTTTTCAAATCCGAAATAGCGTCAGCTACCTTATAAATCTCCAATTTAAGTTCTACTTTCATAACATCAATTTCGCTTTCATATCTTAAAATACAAAGATAGAATCCAATCAGCGCCCCCCCGAAAAAGGTTATAGTTGGATATAGCCATTTACTATTTTCTGTAAACCAATTTTTCACGCGTTTGGAAAATTTAATATTCTAAATGTATATCTTGCATAAGAGAAACCTTCGGTATTTATATAATAATAAAAATCATCTGCTTGATTATGTAATATAAATTCAGATGTTCTTCCGGAGATATCATAAAGTGGTGTAATAGTACTATAGGGAGTTGCTACATATCCTTCTATTACACGCTTTCCCAAAAGAGCCTGTTGATGTAAAGTATCGAATTGATGAAAATCATAAGTCCCTACTTCCGCCCAGCTACTTGGTTTTCTCATTGATATATCTCTAAATAAAGCTCTAGTATCTTTAGGAGCTTCGGGTTGTACTTGCCAACTTAATACTTTTCGCCAATTACTCATAACTTAAAAACTTACTGGTACTTGTTGATTCTTAAACTGATTCGGTTCCTCGTTTGCTCCCGGTCCACCTGGAGTACCTGGTGTTCCTTGATTATTCTGTGGAGTAGTATTTAACGTAGGAAGCTGAGGGCTTTGCATTTGAGTCTTCATTGCATCATCAAGAGCTTCCTTTTGAGGGGAATCCATAAACTTCACTGTAACCTCTTTTGTAGCTGGATTAATAGTAGTTTGGAATTGAGGTCCTGTATCACTAGAACTATCATAAATTACATTCTTCTTTTCTTCTTGTTCTTTATCCTTATCCTGTAATCCCTGCATAGGTTCCTTGGGTGCTCCTGCCCCAGCTGGTTTTCCAGGAGTACTAGCATCCCATCCCATTGGAGGTATTTCATCGCTAACATCAATAGCGTATTTTATAAAAGCCTTATTTATATCCTTTTTAGTAAATGTTTTGCCAGAAGCTTTTTCTCTTTGATAACGCATTTCCATAGTTTCTGTGTTGGGACCATATACCTTAGCCCAACGCTCTGGAGTTATTTCTGGAGATCTATCTCTATTATAAGCATAATTCAAAAAGGTTAAATCACTTACTATATCGTCGGGTGTCTGCATTCCTCTATTTGTAGGTATGAATCCTTCTGAGGGTTTTCTACTCCAATCTTCTTCCCCTTTATCAGACCACTCTTTTTCGGCTAAATCATCTGCTTCATCGCCTGCTTTCTTCTTCATAAGAGTCTCTACCATATTAGCAGTGCTACCTAACGAAACATCAACGTATTTGATCACTTTTACTGTTTCACCTGTATCAGGCCTATTTAATTGACTGTTTATACGGAGTTCTCTATAATTAGGTAGCACCACAAACTGGTTCTTTTCATTGATGTAACCATATTTATTTATCTTTCCATCTATTAGTTCTCTTATAATTTCAACTCCTTGCAACCCACTCTTTGATATTACTTTAAAAGAAGACTTCATATTACCATAGAAATTATTACCAGTTGCGCGGTTGGCGTAATCTATAATCTCTTGTAATTGGGCTCTTACCTCTCCTATACTATCTGGAACTACATAACCTTGATCCTTATAAAACCATTCCATTGGGAAGTCGGCTGGGGTACTCTCTCGTCCTAATACTTGCATATGCTCTACTACTTTACTAAGAGCTTGCTTAGCATTGGAGCGAAGTAATCTTAATTCTGGAGGTATCTTACTCATCGCGAACTTATCTTCAAAGAGGTCTGGTAATATATTAAGGGCTACTCCTGAAGCTTGTTTACTTCCAACGGTACCAGTCATAAAACCACTTCCATCAGGTAATTCATAGGCAGCCCCATCCTTAGTTTCGGGTTCGTCCTCTATTACTACATCTGCGAACTTCTCTTTCATCCAATCTTTGAACTGTTTATGTTGAGCAGCTGTTTTAATAAAATTAGAATAACCTTCCCAATAGGAAGTTTCATTTTTATTTTTGTTAAACCATAAGGTAAAATTTGTTTCTTTAGACATATCTGTGTCTCTCCTTTCTCTTGCTCTATCTCTTAGTTTGAGTACTTTATCAAATTCATTTTCTGGTTCTTTTAATCCTTCCTGCTCGAGTAATTCCTCTTTATCTAACCATTGTTCTTCGTTGGTATCCGTAAAGTAAACAATGTAACCACCATTATCTTCTCGAACTATACGGCCTTCCCTACCATGATAACCTATCTGCTCACCGGGCTTATATATGTAAGATGCTTTTTTCTTGTAACGCCAGTGTTCTGGAAACCTCTCTTTATGACAATTATCGCATAACTCTAAATCACTACTAAAACCTCCTATTTGAAGTTTTTGGCCGAAGGTGTTATATAATTTAGCTCCTGGTGCTCCACAGTCTTCACACTCGTGCTCTTCTCCAGAATTGAATCTATAATTATCATTATAAAAATCATAATCTTCTTCTGTTTGTGAGAATTTTAAGGAAGCTTTTTTGCTACCAAATTGTTCTCTATTGAATGTATCTTCTTCACCACGTTGATCCCAATCCTCATTGGTCATCTTTCTTGGACCTACTTCATCTTTCCAATTCTGATAGGCTTCATATATTGCTTCATCTGGTAACTCAATATATTCTTGCCATTCTGGTTTAACATCAGTTGCAAATTGAGCTGCAATCTCTTCATCTACACCCATTTCCTCTAATACTCTTTTAACTCTTATTGTTGTATGTATCTCATCAGCAGAGGCAGTTACTTCACTTGTAGTTCTTAAAGTAGGGAGTCCTTGAGGAGAAGATGCGTTCCACCATTTCGCAAATATGTTTTTATAAACTGCTTTATGTTCCATGGTAGGTATTTGAAATATATCATCAAAAGTATGTCCTAAAGATTTCAAATAATTAAACTGTGTCTTATAAGCTCTTTCCTCTATAGGGTTATCAGGATAATTTCCTGAATTATTTTGTTGACCAGCTGCTGCTAATGTTGCATGTACCTTTTCATGTACCATCCACCCAGCAGGATCATTATTAACATCATAATCCCCCCTAACTCTTATAGTATCAGTAGTAATATCGTATTCTGTAGGATCTATTTTACCTCTTTGCCAGCTAGTAACAGGTATAACTTGTACATTTACAGCATACTTGTTTATATTTAAAGATGCTTCTCTTTCATACATCTGCTTAAACTCTTTAGCACGTTTTTTAGCATATTCCCGCAATATGCTCTTAGCCATCTGTTTATCTTCCGGTGGAAGATTAAGTAAGTAATCCCCTAAAGTATCTATTTCGACAGCCTGCCCCCACGAGTAATTCCATAATATGTCCTCGCTCGAATCGGCTCCATAAGAAGCCCAATATTTTATAGAACGATCTAAATATTTTTTGATCAGCCTTCGTATATCTTCTTCGTGGCCGCGTTGTTTCCAAGCTTGTTTAATATAACCTAATGACTTCTTATTAAAATTTCTTTGCCATTGCTTATAATAAGCTTCTGCATCCTCATAGGTTACCCCTTCTCCTTCATCATCTGCAACATCAAATATGTAACTGATTAAGTCATCTACATCAGGTACAACGTGTGCTCTGGAGAAGTGTTCATCAGCTTCTTTTAATACTTTGTCAGTCCACTCAAAAGAACCAACATTTGAAGTATTCTCATCATCATCTGTATGGTATGCATCATACATGCCAGGTATGTCTTCTGTATATTCCCCTGGTGCGAAATCTTCATATGCAAACTTCAATGATGCACCTGCTGGTGTTAATCCTGGACCTGGTGTAGGAAGCTGTGGTCCTTGTGCTTGCGGCTTCTGCTGTGGTTGCCCCTGTGGGGGTCCTTGCGGTGCCTCTTCCTTCGGTGCTTCAGCTTTCGGTTCTTGAGCTGGTTGACTTGTACCGGCTTGTTCTTGATAAAACTTTAAGCCCTGATCTACATTGGTAAACTCTATAGTTACTTTAGCAGTACCTTGTCCGCCTGTCTCATCCATTGTAATATTCTTGGATTTGATACCGGGAGCAATGGGTATATCCTGTGGTTTA